GATGATGTCGTATCGTACAATGGTTCGTCATACATTTGTATACAAGCAAGTACAGGAAACCTTCCAACCGATACAGCTTACTTTGAACAAATGAGTTCAGCAGGTACTAATGGTACTGATGGAACAGATTTAGGAACAACATTAACTACACAAGGCGATATTGTTTATAGAAATGCGTCTGGTCTTGCTAGACTTGGTGCAGGAACTTCTGGTCAAGTTTTACAAACTAATGGTACTGGTGCAAATCCTAGTTGGGGAACAGTATCATCAAAAGTAGTAAATGTTGTTTATGCTACAAATAATACTGCTTATAGTGCAACTCAAAGTTATGTTACTGCTACTAACCATACAGTTTCAATTACACCTCAAAGTGCAAGTAATATTATTTATATTCAATGGTCACCCAGTGTAAGAACAAACTCTGGTAGTGGTGATGTTAGTTTTCAATATAACTTTTTTAGAACAGTTGGTGGAACAACTACAACTATTGAATCAGTTGGTTCAACAGATACTTATTGGTATGATTCATCTGGTGGACAAAGATTAGAATTTCCAAGATATATCTTAATTAAAGATGATGCTCATAATACTACAAGTCAAATTACTTATAGTTTTGAATTTAGAAACTCACACAGTTCACAACAAACTTATGTAAGTAATGATTCTAATTATTCTGACTTTTTAGTTTGGGAAGTAAAACCATAATATAGGAGAATAAAAAATGACAAAAAATTATATAGACGCAATAAAAGCAATTAAACCTAATGCAGATGTAGGTATGGAAGGAACATCATACGAAGGTATTATTTGGTTTAACGAAACACCAATAGATAAAGCAACTTTAGATGCAAAACTTGCTGAACTTCCAACTGAAGAAGAAGAAAGACAAGCAAGAAAAAATGCTCAAGCTAGTGGCAATCAAAAGCTATTAGACTTGGGATTAACACAAGCTGAAGCAACTGCATTAACTGGTTATACACCACCAGTAGCAGAGTAATTAAAATCTTAAAATCGTAGGAGAATACTTAATATGACAAAAGCTAGAGATATAGCTGACTTTAAATTCGAAAACATTACCGATACTGGTACTGAAGGAACTAGAGTTGCTGTAGGTACTTCGGCTCAAAGAGGTACTACGCAAGGTCAATTAAGATTTAATACTACGACTGGATTAGCTGAATATTATACTGGTACAGAGTTTAAAGCTATTGATACACCACCAACTATAACTTCAGTTGATGTCACAAATGTTGAAACTGATTTAGGTGGTACTCAAACTTTTGTAATTACTGGTTCATTATTTGGTAGTGGTGCTACTGTAAAATTTAGAGATAATGGTGGAACATTAATTACATCAGATAGTACAACATTTAATTCAGGTTCACAACTTACTGTGACTAAAACAAGGTCTAGTTTTTCTAATGCTAACGAACCTTATGATATTATTGTCACAAATCCTTCTGGTTTAGAAGCAACTTTAGATGATGCAATTAATGTAGATAATACACCTGCATTTAATACTGCAAGTGGAACATTAGCAACGATAACCGATTTAAGTACAGGTACTCATGCAACAGTTTCAGCAACAGACTCAGATAGTGACACATTATCTTATACAGTTTCTAGTGGTTCATTACCTGCAGGATTATCTTTAAATAGTTCTACTGGTGTTATTAGTGGTGACCCAACAGATGTAGTTTCTCAAACAACTTCTACTTTTGATATTACTGCAACTGGTTCAAATTTATCATCATCAAGGTCTTTTAATATTATAGTTAATCCTGCACCAGATGGTACTTCTTCATTAAGAGCAGGTACTTCGGCAGATGCAATTAAAACATTAACTGGAACAACAACAAGTGGTGTTTATTGGATTACTGTTGGTGGAACACCAAGACAAATTTACTGTGATATGAGTGGCTATAATAGTTCTGGTTATATGTTAATGGCTACAATGAAAGATATGCAATCTGGTTGGTCTGGTTCTGGTTCAGTAGCTACTGCCACAAACAATATAAACAGTTATACAAATTGGGGTTACGATAGCAACTGGTGGACTTCATCTACTGGTGAAGCAGATATAGTTTCAGCAGATTATGATTTTACACAAAATAGAGATTATAAAAGCTGGTTATGGAGTAATTATCAAGTTAATAACTCAAGCAATAATGGAATTTATTTAGTCAATGGTAATGCGTTAGGCACTACTGCAAAACAAATTCAAGTAGGTGGTAGTTTTTCATCTTCAACTTTAGTTAATGTATTTAATGGAACGACAACTGTTAATGCAGATAGAGCAAACTCTAGTGCTGTTGGTGATGGTTGGAATTTTAATGGTGGTTCAGGAACAAGTACAAGCCATAGTGGTGGAGCAAGTAGTAAAAATATAAATGTATCGAGAAGTAATTGGAATAGTTGTTATATGAGAATTGGTGGATATAGTTCTGGTGATACTGTTTTATATGGTTCATCAATTTCTTCTGGTGCAGGATTAAAACATGTTAGAACTGGTGGTAGTGATACGGGTGCTTATCCTTCTTCTAATTATACACAAAACTCAAATTACACTACAGGTATTTCAATGACCTTATGGGTAAAATAATATGCCTAGAAAAAAGATTACACCAAAAGAATTTAGCGAAGTCGCTACAGGTGTAAGACTTTCATCACATGAGAAACTTTGTGCTGAACGAATGAATAACATTCTAAAAAGCATAGATGAAATGAAAAAAGAAATTAAGTCGTTAAGACAAGATGTTTCTATGGGTAAGGGTGGACTTAAAGTTATCCTTGCACTTGGAACATTAATTGTTGGTATTATAGGGTTCTTTCAATTTAAATGAAATATTTATTAGTGCTGTATATGTGCAGCATGAATACTGGACAATGTCCTTCTCATACATACGCAGGTTATCAATTTAATAATCATTACGATTGCGTCATGAATGGATATGCAGTTGCTCAAACTACATTTAAACAATTAGAAGAAAATTTAGAATGGGACAAAGAATATATAAACGAAAACAAAATCGTTATTAAATTTGAATGCCGTGGGATTAAAGTGGAGAATATATAATGGGATTACCAATATTAAAATTATTAACGTTTGGTGTTAAAACAGCAGCAAACATTTATCAAACAAAAAAAGAAACAAAGCAACTTGAAGCAGTAGCAGAGAGAAACCATGTAGAAAGGATGGTCAAAGGTGAAGTCGAATATAAGAAAGCTATTATCGCTAGTAATGATAATGGTTGGAAAGATGAATTCGTCTTGGTTCTTATATCCATTCCTATTATTCTATTGGCTTATTCTGTTTTCTCTGACGACCCTGACATACGTGCTAAACTAGATATTTTCTTTGAGTATTTTTCTAATATGCCTTTTTGGTATCAGGGATTATTCATAGGAGTAGTTGGCTCAATTTATGGTCTTAAAGGTGTCGACTTAATGAAACGAAAATGAGAGATACTAAAATTTTAGAGTCTTATAAACAACACGCAGAAAAAAAATTAAAAGAAATGAATCTTACAAAATATCTTAAAAAAGAAGTTAATTATGGCGCTAATGGTACTCAGAAGTATGTAATTAAAAAAGGTATTAATAAAGGTAAGATTGCAGAATGAAAAAAGAACATAACACAATGTTAATAGGTCTATTAGGAACTATCTTGTTAGGATTATCTAGTTGGGCTTTGATGACTATTATTCAATTAGAGGTTCATATCGGTATGTTAACAGAAGAAATTATGTCAATAGATAAACAAATAGGAAGAATTTACAATCACATGGACAGATTAATGGAGAACAAATAAATGATTATATACGGAGAAACACCTACACAATGGAAAAACCATTTTGTAACTTGGATTAAAGATAACAAAAGAAAAGTTATAGCTTTTGTTGTTTGGTCAATAATATTACTAGCAATATAATGTCTGACAAGCCAAATTCGTTTGAAGCTAAAACTAAAGTTCTACCAAAACTTTTAGTAGATAAAGCATACGAGATGTTAACAAGTGGAGACAAGTTAACAGCTAGTGAATTAAAGGTTTGTTTAGATACTTGCAAAACTTATGGAGTGGAAGTAGATGAACAACCTAAGAACAGTATCACAGACGATTTACCATTTGACGAAAAATAACATTCGATGGATAGGATTTATTTTAGCTGCAATGTCAGTAGGAATATTATCTAGCACAATACTACGATTACAATGGTTTGGATGGTTTATAGGCGCAATATCTTGCTCTATATGGATTATAATATCTTTTAAGGACCAGGACAAACCAAGAACTCTTATGGAGTGTATGTATTTAGGTCTATCCGTCTACGCTTGTTATAATTGGTTTAATTATGAATAAAAAAACACCACAAATAGAGCCAAGTGTAAAAAACTTTAAAAATTTTTTATATCTAGCTTGGCAACACTTAAATCTTCCCAACCCAACACCTATACAATACGATATAGCAGATTATCTGCAAAATGGTTCTAAACGTATAGTAATAGAAGCTTTTAGAGGAGTAGGTAAATCTTGGATTACATCAGCTTTTGTATGTCATCAACTTTTACTTAACCCTCAAAGAAATATTCTAGTTGTATCTGCAAGTAAAAACAGAGCAGATGACTTTAGTACATTTACACAAAGACTTATAAGTGAAATGCCTTTGTTACATCATTTAAAACCTAGGGATGACCAACGTCATTCTAAAGTTTCTTTTGACGTAGCACCGGCTAGAGCGTCACACGCACCTTCAGTTAAATCTTTAGGTGTTACATCGCAATTGACTGGTTCACGTGCCGATTTAATTATCGCAGATGACGTAGAGTCAGCTAATAACTCTCAAACACAATTAATGAGGGACAGGCTAGGTGAAACCGTTAAAGAATTTGACGCAATCATTAAACCTGAAGTAGGACGTATTGTTTTCCTAGGTACACCACAAACTGAAATGAGTTTGTACAATGACTTGGAAGAACGAGGATTTGAAACAAGAGTATGGACGGCTTTATATCCTACACAGACACAACAAGTTAGTTTAGGACATAAACTAGCACCAATAGTTGCTGACGCTGTTAAAGAAGATAAAAAATTAGTAGGTAAGCCTACAGACCCACAAAGATTTGATGAAGTAGACTTAATGGAACGTCAAGCGTCTTATGGACGTAGTGGTTTTGCATTACAGTTTATGTTAGACACAACATTAAGTGATTTAGAGAAATATCCATTAAAACTAAACGATTTAATTGTAGTATCTGGCTTAGATACGTGGAAAGAAGCGCCTACAAAGATACAATGGGCTTCTTCTGTTGACCAAATCAAAAATATTGACAGTGAGCTGCCTAATGTTGGACTTAAAGGTGATTAT